CATTTTAGTTTTTACAGATAACCAAGATAAAGGAAAAGAACTTTTAGATATACTGGATATTCCAAAATCTGATGTTACTTTTGTGGATGAAGATCCACACACCTCAATGTTTATGATGGCAAGATGCGACAAACATATTTTATCAAATTCAACATTATCTTTTTGGGGCGCGTACCTTGATAATAAGCAAGAAAATAACGATACTTACTTACACGAATCATTTTTTGAGTATCACCCAAAAGAAATGATTCCATATCAAAATTGGCAAATAAATTAATAAAATAAAAACATGGAGGTAAACTATGAAGTGTATTAAATCAATCAAACCAACAAAGAACACCGAAGTCGGACAAATTGTAAGAATTGACGACATCGACGCAGAATCAAAAGTTAAAACAGGGTATTGGGCTTACGTGGCTAAATCAGAATGGAAGTCAGCAAGAGGTAAAAAAGTTGTTAAAGAAACAACCGAACAAGTAACCGATCAACCGACCGATCAAGTAGACAAGAAACCGTACAAGAAAGGTTCTAAACCAGAAAAGAAATCTAAATAATGAAAAAGTTATTAAGAAAATTAGACTGGATAATTGATTATTACTTTGTATATTTTTTATACAACGGTAATAAAACCGACAGGTACATTGAGTACATGGAAAAAAAATGGGGAAAAAATGAGTAAAGAAATGGTAAACGGACCTGCTCACTATGGTGGAGCGGATAATCCATACGAGGTAATAAAAGTTTGCGAAGCTTGGGGATTAGACTTAGATGCGTATCTCTTCAATGTAGTAAAATATGTTGCAAGAGCGGGTAAGAAAGATGATACCAAAGAACTCGAAGACTTAAAAAAGGCTGCCTTTTACTTGGATCGTAAAATTAAAAATTTAGAAAAATGATATATTGGTTAACAGGACAACCTGGATCTGGTAAAACAACACTAGCAAATTGGATGATATCAGCGTTACAAGGAGATGCAATATTGGTTGACGGTGATGATATTAGAGAAATCTTTGAGAATAAAGATTATAGTGAGGATGGTCGAAGAAAGAATATTCAACTGGCTCAGAACATTGCACATTTTCTTCATAATAAAGGTAAGAATGTTTTAGTTTCATTAGTATCACCTTATAGAGATCAAAGAGAATCTTTTAAAGAAAAATTAGGAGAGGGTATAATTGAACTTTATATTCATACCACAGATATTAGAGGTAGAGAAAATTATCATGTTCAAAACTATGAACCACCTTTAGAAAATTTCATAGACATTGACACAACAAATAAACCTGAATTCGAAAGTCTTCAGGAAATCAGAGAAAAATTAATATTCTAATGGAAAAAATTCACGTAGAAGGAGACCCGAAACTAAAGAATAGTGAAGGAAAACAATACTCAATGTTTATTGGGAGATGGCAACCTTGGCATGATGGTCACAGATGGTTGATAGACCAAAGATTAAATCAAGGTAAAAATGTTTTGATTTGTATTAGAGACATAGCTCCTGATGAAAAAAATCCTTTCACGGCACAAGAGGTTGAAAGGAACATAAAAAATGAACTTTGGACACTTCTAAGTGACGAGAGGGTAAAAGTTATGATAATACCTGATATAGAATCTGTAAATTTTGGAAGAGGAGTAGGATATGATATCATTGAACATATACCACCAACTGAAGTAAGTGAAATATCGGCAACTAAGATTAGAGAACAAATGAAACAAGAAGGAAAACTATAATGGAAAAATATATTAATAAAATAATCAACGGAGATTGTATCAAAGTTATGTCTGAAATGCCGGAAAAGTCAGTGGATTTAATTGTTACCTCACCACCATACGGTGTTGGGATAGACTACGATACCTTTGAAGATGATATTGATTTTGATCAGTACAAAGTGTTTTCAAACAATTGGTTAAGAGAAGTCTATCGTATTCTAAAAGATGATGGACGTATAGCACTTAACATTCCTTATGAGATTAATAGACAATCTAAAGGTGGTAGAGTATTCATGGTCTCTGAGATTTGGAATATAATGAAGAGTATCGGATTTAACTTCTATGGTGTTGTAGATCTTGAAGAACAATCACCACACAGAAGTAAGACTACTGCATGGGGATCTTGGATGTCACCATCGGCACCATATATCTATAACCCGAAAGAGTGTGTTCTACTTGCTTATAAGAAACATCATATCAAAATTGTTAAAGGAGAACCTGAATGGGTACCAACTATGGTTGAGACTGAAGAAGGTAAAGAAAAGAAAGCTTATACTGAGGAACAAAAAAGAGAATTTATTGATTTGGTATACGGTCAGTGGGGTTATTTTGCAGACACAAAGTCTATGACTAAAGCCACCTTCTCAATGGATATCCCAACTAAAGCAATTAAAATATTATCATATAGAAATGATATTGTTCTTGATCCATTTGCCGGATCTGCAACAACTTGTGTGGCGGCTGAAATATTAGATAGACGATGGATTGGTATCGAACTATCGGAAAATTACACAGAGATAGGAAGAAAAAGAGTTCAGGGATTTGTAGATAAGAAGAAACAAACAAAATTAAATTTTGAAGAAGGGTCGTAAGACCCTTTTTTTCTGCTCCATGGATATTTATAAATAAAAAATCACATGCCGAGTATAGTGCTTACACAAGAACAACTTGATATGATCAACTCTGATTTAAAAAGAGAAAAGGTTATTCAAGAGATACATGAGAAGTGGCAAACCATTAGTAAGACTCAAAAACTATTTGTTTTAGAGTATCTCAAGGTTCTTCATCCACATAAAGAAAAACAGTTGAACGAAGCAATTAAGAAACTAAAAAGTAATCAACTTAATGAAGCTTGGTATAATACTGTGTTAGATATAGTTGGTTGGTTAGATCCAACAGGTATTGCGGATGCATTGAATGGGGTTATTTACTTAACTCAAGGTGAATATCTTTTTGGATTTTTATCTTTTGTTGCTGCTGTTCCATATGCTGGTGATGTTGTTGCTAAACCTGTAATGTACGCATTAAAGGCTGGTAAACCTTCAGCGAAGGCATTAAACGGTGTAATGAAATTATCTAAGGTTGGTACTAAAGAAGCCACAAAACAAGCCACAGAAGAATTAACTAAATTAGCTTCTTCAGGAAAATTAATTGGATGGTTTACAACACAAATGGGTAAATTGGCACCAAAGTTAGAACAACTTATTAATGCGATGCCAGGAGGAGTTCTTAAAGGGTTCAAAAATACTTTATTAGAGTGGATACAATTATTCAAAAATGCGGGCAGAACAGGTACCATTTCAAAACAAATGGTTGGTAATTTAGCAAAGAACTTCCCAAGAATGACTCAAGCAAAACAATTAGAAAAACTTGCAGAAATGAAAGCTACGTTATCTAGAGTAAAAGGACCTTTCAGTTCTTATAGAACCGCTCCAGGTGGTGTTTTCAGTTGGAAAACATTTTGGGGAGGAGCACCTCAATTAATGGGAAGAAACAGATCAGTAAGAGCTTTAATGAGAAAAACAAAGTGGTATTTGGGTCTTCTTGATTTTTTAGGTATTGCAAATTTTGTTGGCCCAGATGAACTTCAGGAAAAATTAGGTGATGCTAAATTTGAAGAAAGTATTGCGGCTTATAATAAGACTCCGGAATCACAACAATACGCTAAGGATGATTTTGGTGTAGATCCACTTCCAGCAGATGCGGCGAAAGAAGCTGGTATGACACAAACAACAGATAAACCGCAAGAAAAACCAACATTAGATCCATTATCATGGTTGTTAGGGTCAACATTAAAAGGAGCATTATAAAATGAAAGAAGAAATAATTTTAAAATTAGTACAAATACAGAATCAATTTAGGTTTTTACATTGGCAAACCTTTGGAGACGCCAAACATAGAGCTTATGGGGAATTATATGATACGATTGGAGATCATACAGATACATTTACTGAAGCGATGATGGGGAAATACGGAAGACCAAATTTCGAATCTGAATTTGTTATTGCTTTTCAAGATATCAAATCAATCAATATTCAAAATTTTATTGATGGGATCGTTGAATTTTTAGTTGGAATGACAGAAATTTTAGATACAAAATATGATACTGATCTATTGAATATCAGAGATGAGATTTTAGCATCAATCAACAAATTAAAATATTTACTAACATTAAAAAGTTAAACATGGGAAAGAAAGTTATAAGATTGACAGAGTCAGACTTACAAAAAATAGTAAGAAGAGTTGTATCAGAACAAAGTGAGGAGATAAAACACACTAAGGCAGTTCAAAAATTCTTGAACGATAAAAAAGTAATGGATGCTAAATTGGTACCTGATGGAAAAACAGGACCAAACTCCGAAACTGAGAAAGCAATAATGAAACTTCAAGGAGTTTTGGGAGTATATCCAACAGATGGTGTATGGGGTCCTGATACTGAAGATGCTTTGGAATCAAAAAAACCTGAATGGTATAAAATATGGAAGTCATACAAACCGGGTTGGTTCTCTTAAATGAATAAATTAATTAACGAAAGCGGTATAAGAGACATTTCGGCTTTAAGGAAGAGATATCCTAAAGCTGAGATATATTTTCATCAAGATCTCGATGGAGTTACCACTGCGATTGCAATGAAAAAATATTTGGAAGACAATGGTATCAAAGTTGTCGACTCTCATATCATTCAATATGGTGACAAAGAATTTGCGGTAAAAAAGAATGACGCTAAAGGTGATGTTATGCCAGTGTTAGTTGATTTTGCTCATGGAAAACCAATGTTTAAAATACATACGGATCACCATGACAAACAAGTCGGAGCTGAAAAAGGAGCTTCAACTTCATTTAGACAAGCCAGATCTAATGTTGAGACACTTTCTCAAGTTGTTTCACCAAAAGAGTTATTTCCTTCTTCAGATGTATTATTAATCAATACCGTAGACTCTGCAGACTTTGCAAGACAAGATATTACACCCGATGAGGTTGTAAACTATCTTTATAGGTTTGATAAAGACAAATCACTTCAAAAAAACAAAATGTTATTAGGGTTTGTGGTTAATAAATTATTATTAGCGTTTAAGAACAAACCTGGATTCTTGGAAAGATTAGTTATGAATAGTGAACCATCTCTAATGTCTATTCTAACTAATATTAAAGATTGGATGAAGAATACCAATGCCACCACACCCGAGCAACTTCAACAGAATGCACAGGGTTACAAAGAACAAATGAAAACCTATTCTGGGGTTGATTACAAGGATGGAATCATTTTCCAATATGGTGGAGGTAATATGATGAAACCAGGTTCATATGATCGTTATACTCCATTTAGGACATATCCTGATGCTGACTTCATGATTATGGCGTGGCCTTTAGGATTATTACAAGTTTCTTGTAATCCATTTAAAAAAGAAAGGGGATTAAAGGGTGTTAATTTAGGTGAGATTGCTCAAGAAGTTCTTGGTAAATGGGAAGGGAAACTCAAAGAAAAAAATATACCACTATCAACTATCAAATGGATTAGCGAAACAAGTGTTGGACCTGAGAGTGTTGGATTTACATTTAAAGATTTTGATGCTTTATATGGTGAAAGGTTTATGTTCATGGACGGAGGAGAAGATGCTTTGGAGAGTATAAAAGAAATGATGGAAAGACCATTTACAGACTTATCGGAAGAAGAAAGATCTAAGTTAGACAAGATAGGTGTTAATGCTTGGGATTTAATCCAATCAATGTCAGGAGGTCACAAGTGTATTACAAATATATCAGGATTAAACTATTTTGGTAGAAGTAAAAGACCTTCAACTGGACCATATAGATATGATCCTGAAAGAGAAGATGCACCTTATCTTAAGTTTTTAAAAATGTTAGCTCAAGAGTTTAGAAGTAAATTACAGGAAAAAATCAAAGGATCTTCAACAGATACTGAGGAATAGTTACATAATATATTTTACAGAATCTCCAGCTTCGATACCTAAATTTTCACAGGTACCACCTTCCAATTCCAATACAATATTGCCGTTACCGCAATAAGAAGGACACTCTTCAGAATGACAAGGAGGACAGTTGTGATGTATATTTACAATCACATTATTTTTTATCATCATGATATCAAGTGGAATTATACAGTTCTTCATCCAAAAACATTGTTCATCTCCACCCATCATAAAAAGCATACCATTAAAGGTATTATCAAATCTTTTTCCCATCATACCAATTTTATGGTCTTTTGGTGTTGTTAATGTTTTGACATTAAAAGAATTATCACCTATCTTTATCTTCATATTTATAAATACTATGGATAAAAAAAGATACACGGGTGTAATGGTTAAATGTGGTGATAAACTACTTTTATGTAAAAGAAATAATTTAGGATCGTTCCCTGGCATGTGGTCGATTCCTGGTGGCAAACTTGAGGAAGGAGAAACAACTCAAGAAGGAGCTAAGAGAGAATTCTTTGAAGAGACCGCAGTAGACATTGACGATAAAGAATTAACTTTTATTGGATTAATTCCAAGACACACTAGAGACGGTAATAAAGTTAAAGGGATTATGTATGTGTATTTATTAAAAGTTGATAAAGAAATTGAGCCTGACTTTGAGAATGCTATCGATGGTGAAGAACATACTGAATGGGGTTATTTTACTATTGATAACATACATCCTGAAACAACAGGAGAATATATGCATAAATTAGCTGAAATTATTTTGTTATGATAGTATTAATTAGTATTTTTGTCGTAGGATTTGTTGCCATTTACGGATGGTTTGACATGATGAAACAAATTAAAAAAATGGTAGATAAAGTAGGAATGTAAAAAAATATGTCTGAAGGGGTTGACAGAACCAATTTTTTTTAGTATGTTTGTAGTCCTTTGGTATTTGAGGGTATATTTATCTCTTACCGAATTTAAAGTTCTTTAAAAATTTGATTACACCCGCTGGTACAACCAGCGCATGACGTGGATAGGTGACCGTGGGGAAGTGGGATTGTAATCATTAAGATATATCGTGAGGTAGAGCAGAGGTAGCTCGGAAGGCTCATAACCTTTAGGTCGCGAGTTCGAATCTCGCCCTCGCAACAAAAAAGATTTGACGAATTGAAAAGTTCTTCTTATCTTTGACAAACAATCGGGTAAAACCGATAGTTCTTTAACATCGAGATGAAGTTAACCTGTCCCATTACGAGTGGGAGGTGATCGGAGGTGAATAACACATCTTCAATGAAGAATAACGAATTCAGTTATCCTGTTAAAAAAAACTTACAAAAAAGTTTGATTGTTTCCCAAAACATTCTTACCTTTGTAAGACAAATGAAGAGAAGGGGTTGTCAAGGTTCCAAGTTTACTTGGTCATAAAGTTTCCCCTTTTCTTCATTATTTAAAAAGTTCTTTGACTAAAAATATTGGGCGGTCTATAGTCCATAAAATAAACCATGAAAGTGGTATAAAGTAAGTCGTTCTTGATTGGAACGGTTGCGGCTTCGGAAACGGAGCTCGAGTAGACAAGCGA